ATAGGGGGAGTTGCTGTTAACAGTGTAGAAGATCTAAACAAAACATTAAATGGATTACAAGCTTCAACAGGTTCATCCAATGATTCAATGCAAGGCATGAAAGATACTTTGCTTGATATTTATAATAATAACTTTGGAGAAAACTTTGAAGACATTGGTGTAGCTATGGCTGAGATAGGCAAGCAGACTGGAGCAACTGGTGATAAGTTAAAAAGCTTAACACAGGATGGAATGATTTTAAGGGATACCTTTGGATTTGAAATTAATGAGTCAATTCGTTCTGCTAATATGCTAATTCAACAGTTTGGATTAACTGGTGACCAAGCCTATAATTTGATAGCCCAAGGAGCCCAGAAGGGACTAAATAAAAATGATGATTTATTAGACACAGTAAATGAATATAGTGTGCAGTTCAAACAAATGGGTTTCACTGCTGAAGAAATGTTTAACATGATAAGCAACGGAGCAGCAGGAGGTACTTGGAGTGTAGATAAGCTTGGGGATGCGGTAAAGGAATTCTCTATTAGAACAAAAGATGGAAGTAAAGGCACAATGGAAGCTTTTCAAACTCTTGGGCTTGATGCTAATAAATTAACTTCAGATTTTGCTAAGGGTGGAGAAACAAGCAAAGCGGCATTTAGCAAGGTGAATGAAGCATTAATAAATATGAAAGACCCTCTTGTACAAAATCAAGTTGGTACTGCTCTATGGGGAACCATGTGGGAAGACTTAGGAGCAAAAGGAATTAAGGCATTAACAGAAACAAAAGGAGCTATAAGTAATACTAAAGATGCATTAAATGAAATAAACAATGTAAAATATAATACTTTTGGAGAAGCTTTAGAAGGCATAAAACGAAAATTAACAACCAGTGTGTTAGTTCCATTAGGTGAAAAACTACTACCTAAAATGAATGAGGTGTTAGCATGGATTACTACACATACTCCTGAGATACAATCTACTCTTGAGAGCGCAGTAGGTATAACGTGTGGAATAATAGACGGATTATCATCCTCAATTAGTTGGGTCATACAAAATGCAGATTGGTTAATACCAGCAATAGCTGGAGTTGTTGCTGCTATAGCTACTTTTAATATAATTAACACCGCAATTACATTATTCAATGCTTTAAAAGCTGCTTTAGTTATAACAACAGTAGCACAAGAAGGATTAAACATAGCTATGAGTTTAAATCCAATTGGGCTAGTTTGTATAGCTATAGGCGCACTTATAGCTATAGGAATTTTATTATGGCAAAACTGGGATACTGTTTGTAAATTTTTAAGTGGTGCATGGGAATGGATGAAAGCCACTGCAGTAAATATTTTTAATAGCTTAGTAGACTTCTTCAAAGAATGGGGGCCGTTAATTCTAGCTGTTATATTAGGTCCTATTGCATTGCTTGCATATACAATTTATAAGCATTGGGATAGTATAAAAGCTGGTGCAATAAGTGCATTTGGAGCAATAAAAGACTTTGTTGGAGATATTATTGACGGTATTGCTGGTGGATTTAAAGGGATGGTTAATTCAGTTATAGACGGCCTTAATATTATGATTAGAGGACTTAACAAGCTTAATTTTGATATTCCTTCATGGGTTCCTGAATTTGGCGGAGAAAGTTTTGGACTTAATATACCAGAAATACCAAGCTTTTCAGTAGGTACTAGATACTTACCTAAAGATATGCTAATTCAAGCCCATAAGGGGGAAATGATAGTCCCAAAATCGGAAAATCCGTATGCTAATAGCGGTGGTTCAATTATGGGTAGTGGTATAACACAAAACATTACAATAAACAGTAATACTCCACTTTCAGCTTCTGAAATAGTTAAAAAACAACAACAAGCTTCAAGAAGGCTTGCAATGGAATGGGGAATGTAGTATGCAGAAAATTATTTTTATAAATAGCAGAAATAATTCACTTGAGATTAGTGGCAAAGGCCCATTTGTATTGCAGAAGTTAGAAGGGACAGGTTGCGCAGGCTCAGATATACAAACATCAAAATCACCATATCAAGATGGTATTGATGTGTTAGATGTAATACTAAAGGAGAGAACTATTAGTATTAAAGGAACAATACTGGGTGAGGATATGACTGATTTATTTTCAAAAAGACAATTGTTAAGCAGAATATTCAATCCGAAGTTAAAAAAAGCTTCTCTTAAGTATGTAAATGACTTTGGAGAGAAATGCATAGAGTGTTATAGTGAAGATGCTCCTGTATTTGGAGAAAACTATGCTACTTTACAGGAGTTTTTAATAACTCTGTTATGTCCTTCACCATTTTGGCTTGATGAAAATTTCACTAAAGAAGAAATAATAACATGGGTTGGAGGAGCATCCTTCCCTATTAGCTTTCCTGTAAAATTCGCAAACAAAGGGGAAACTAAGAAAAATATAATAAATATTGGTGATGTTGAAACTCCTGTTGAAATAACATTTAAAGGGCCTGCGATAAATCCATGCGTTACTAATCTACTAACTGGAGAATATATTAAGGTCAAAAGAAGTTTAAGCAGCGATGATATTTTAATTATTAATACAGAGTTTGGTAATAAAAAAGTTGAAATTCAGGATAAGAACGGAGTAAGAATAAATGCATTTAATTGGATAGATTTGAATAGTACTTTCTTCAATTTACAGGTTGGAGATAATACAATTCAATACACAAGTGATGGAGCAGACCCTGCAAGTGTAGTAATAAAATATTATAATCGCTATGTAGGATTATAGGAGGTGAAGATATATGTCAGAAAGTTATGGTTTTTTTGATAGTGATAGCAATGATGTTAGACAATATAGAGCAGATGAGTTCACAGAGTTTTTTAGAAATTTCTTTACCAGTGGAGTATGCAGTGGTCTTGGAATAACAACTCAAGGAGGAATGAATATTGGAATAAACACAGGGTACTCTGTGCTTAAAGGATATTATTATAAAAATGATACATTACTACTAATGAGTTTAAGTGCAGCAGATACTAACCTTCCAAGAGTTGATAGAGTAGTTCTGAGATTAGATTTAGTTGCGAGAACTATACATGCCAATATAAAAAAAGGCGCTCCAGCTAGTAATCCAACACCGCCTACACTTCAACGAGATCAAACTGTATTTGAAATAAGCTTAGCAAAAATAAGTGTACCAGCTGCAGCTTCAAATATACAAATAGCTAATATTACAGATGAAAGATATAATTCTGATGTTTGTGGTGCTGCAGGAGCAATAGTTAGACCTTTAACAGTATTAAGTAGTGCACAACCTGCGAATCTTGTTGCCGGCGATATATGGATTCAGTATTTGGGGTGATGACAAATGATGCCTTTACGTATTATTGATAATAAATTTAATCTTCTAGCGGAAATAGATAACTATGAGAGCTTAATTTTCACTAGACGTTATTATAAATTAGGAGAATTTGAACTTCATATTAATATAAACAAAAACAATGCAGATATGCTTCAGAAAGATAACATAATAATTATTGGCAATAATGGTCATAAAGCAGGAATTATCAGATATAGAGAAATAAAAGTTGACGAGAATGGCAAACAAAGCGAAATACTTATTGTAAAAGGCTCAACTCTCTCTAGCTTTATGGGTAGAAGAATAACAATTCCGCCTGAAGGTCAAGCATATGACCAAATTAATTCACAAGCAGAATCAGTTATGAAACATTATGTAACCGCTAATTGCGTTGCTCCTACGGATATTAAGAGAAGGATTCCTGAATTAATTACAGGAATTGATAAGGGAAGAGGAAAGATAATTTCATATCAAAGTAGGCTCAAGCAATTAGATATAGAGCTTGAAGCAATCTCCTTAACTTCAGAAGTAGGATGGGAGATATTTTTAGATTTAACTAATAAAAAATATGTCTTTGATATTATAATGGGGAGGAATTTAACAGCTTCACAAGACATTTTACCGCCAGTTATTTTTAGTGTTGATTTTGATAACATTAAATCTCAGCATTTCGTTGATAGTAGTATTAATTATAAAAACAAAGGTTATGTTGGTGGACAAGGAGAAGGAGAAAATAGGTCTTTGATTGAGGTTGGAGACGATGTCAATGGACTAGATAGAATTGAATCATTTATAGATGCCAGAGATATAAATGAAAATGAGAGCTTGGTTCAGAGAGGGGAACAAAAGCTAAGGGAAAATTCAGAGATAGCAACATTTGAATCTGAGATTCTACCAAACAATAGCTTTAAATATGGCATTGATTGGGATATAGGAGACATAGTTACTGTATTAAATCGAAGTTGGAATGTTACCCTAGACAGCAGAATAACAGAGGTAAAAGAAATTTATGAAGCAGGTGGATTTAGGCTTGAAGCAACTTTCGGAAACAATATACCAACATTTATAGATAAATTAAAAAATACATTAGATAAACCACTTGTCGAGACACCTGTAAACGGTAATTATGACGATAGGTATTACACTAAAACAGAAGTAGATGCAAAGGTTACAGAAACAGTTGCGCCTACTTTTATTTTCACTCAAATTGCTCCAAGTAATACGTGGACTATTAATCATAATTTAAAGAAAAGACCATCTGTATCTATCGTAGACAGTGCTGGTTCTCTTGTAATTGGAGATTTAACATATACAGATGCAAATAATTTAACGATAAGATTTAGTGCAGCATTTGCAGGATATGCATATTTAAACTAGAAAGGAGATAAGCACATGAAATATCTAACAAGTTTAGACTTGAACAAAAATGAATTGCAAAATGCTAGAATTCAAAACCTAGCTATAGCTCCTGCTAGTCCAGGAGAAGGACAAGTTTATTACAATACCGCAGATAAAAAGTATTATGGGTACAACGGAACTGTATGGATAGACTTAGGTCAGGTGCTAGATGGAGCAGCTATAGTAGCGTTAATAAATGCTTGTAGTTCAATTATTGATGATGATAATTTAAGTACTAATGTGGCTGATGCACTAACTAAAAGGCATAATCATAACAATTCAGCAGTACTTAATGCAATGGAAGTTGCTTTCACTAATCCTTTAAAGACAAAACTGGATGGAATGAGTACAGCTGCAACAAAAACTGAAATTAGTACTATTAATGGAAACATAAAAATTGATGGTGTAGAAAAAACTGTTTACACTCATCCAGGTACAGGAACTAATCCTCATGGAACTACTAAAGCAGATGTAGGTTTAGGAAGTGTAGAAAATAAATCATCTGCAACTATCAGGAGTGAAATTGTGGCAGCAGATATTAATAGAGCTTTAGGATTTACTCCTAAGAAAATATCTGAAGGATTAGAAAGCACTAGACCAGCAGCAACAGGTAGTTTAATAGTATACATAGCTACAGATACAAAGAAAATTTGGTATGATCAAGGTGCAGGCAATTGGCTTCAGGTAGGAGGTCAAGACACTATAGCATGGGGAAATGTAACTGGAAAACCTAGCACATTTACACCACCAATAGCAACTTCTGCAGTGCTTGGAGGGATAAAAGTAGGTGCTAACTTAAGTATGGATGCTAATGGTGTCTTATCTGCAAATGATAACCCTACAAGTTATTTAGTAAAGGAAGAAAAGTTTATAGCAACTGAAGGGCAAACAGTATTTAATTTAACAAAAGGACAGTATAGGCAAGGATTAGGAGCTTTGTCTATTTTTATTTATGGGTCAAAATTAAGTACTGAAGCTTTCTTAGAAACATCAACAACAAGCTTCACTCTCAAATCAGGAGTAAATGAAGGGGATGTTGTTTTAGCAGAATGGATTCAATTAATAAACGTTCAGCCTTACCCAATACATGCGAATGAGCATCTTTTAGGGGGAGCTGACCCAATTCCATTAGCAACTTCAGCTAAGGAAGGATTAATGGCATCCACAGATAAAAACAAGTTAGAGAACTCTTATACCAAAACAGAAGTTGATTCTATAATTTCTACTGCAGTAAATAATTTAATCAATGGTGCTCATGGTGCATTGGATACTCTTTTAGAATTATCTGCTGCTATGGGTAATGATCCCAACTTTGCAACATCTATGACTAATGCACTTGCTGGAAAAGTAGATAAAGTAGTTGGCAAGGGGTTAAGTGCTGAAGATTATACAACAGCAGAAAAAACAAAGCTTGCTGGAATAGCTTCAGGATCAGAAGTTAATCAAAATGCAGTACAATCAATCCAAGCAGTAGATTCAGCTAGTGCAGTAATAGGTACAGCGACAGCAGGAAGTAAAACAGATACAGTTCAGATAAAAGAAGGTTCCAATATTGATATTACGGTAAGTGGTAAAGTATTAACAATAAATAACACCTATAGCTACACTCATCCTGCGACACACTCACCGGCAATAATAACCCAGGACACTAGTAATAGGTTTGTTACTGATGCAGAAAAGACAAGTTGGAACAGTAGAACAAAGAAATATGCTTGTAATGTAGGTGATGGAACTGCAACTTCAATAACTGTTACTCACAGCTTAGGTACAATGGATGTAAATGTTTCTTTAAGAGAAGTAGTTTCACCATATAATGCGGTAATGACAGATTGGCAAGTAGTAGACAATAACTCAATAAAATTACTCTTTGCAGCAGCTCCTACTGCAGGACAATATAGAGTGGTGGTGACAGGATAATGAAATATCTTAATACACTGCAGGATAGGACAGGAAAAGATGTAGATATTGATGGTCACATGCATACTAAGTCAGAAATTACAGATATGCCAACAAAATTATCTCAATTCACTAATGACACAGGGTTTACAGCAAATGCATTACAGCAAACTGTGGGAACTTCTCAGCCTGGAACACACATAACAGGTCAGGTATGGATACAAACATTATAAAAAGGAGGTCTTAATAATGGGTCAGACTAAAAAAGCAATTTATAAAGTAGATAATGGGACAGACTTTGATATTATACATTTTGAAACAGAAGATAAAATGGTAAAAACACAAAGTGGTGCAAGTACACTTGATGTAGACCTAGCAGCTAAAGCAGTAAACGGAAAGGTTGGTAAAAACTCAGCTGCTTCATGGACAGGTAATATATCCCCAGGGACTTTAGTTACTATAACTCATAACTTAGGATATAATCCGATAATAACTTGTGGGGGGACAATGGGTAATTTAACATTGACTTACAATTATTTAAATTATAATCAAATCCAAGTTTATAATTTTAATGGTGCAAGTAACACTTTTACAGGATCAGTCTATATGTGGTAGGAGGAGATAAAATGAATAGATATACTTTTATTGATAAAGATAATGGAAATGTTATAAGTATAGTAGGATGGGCTGATGAGAGAGAGCTTCCAGCAGATTATGAGATACCAGCAAATTGCAATGTTAAAACTGTAGATGATGATTCTATAGACCTTAATTATTTTTATGATAGTTCATCAGATAGTTTTAAATTAAAAAGTGTTGATGAAAAGCTAATAGTTAAAAATCAAATATTACAACAGCTTACTGAATTGGATGCTGTACTTCCAAGATGTGTTGAAGATATGATAAGTTCATTAGGAATGGATGTTACAAAACTTCCTCCAATAATGCAAGATAGACTTAAAACAAAAGCTGATCTAAGACAACAGCTAAAGAATTTATAATTTTAATGATTACATGAATTAAGCACTCGCAAGGGTGCTTTTAAATTTATAAAAGAAAGAAGGTTTATGATGGATGAGTTAGTAAAAGCAGGACTTAATCAAGGGCTGGGATACGGATTATTTGTTTTCTTACTCCTGTATGTCCTAAAGACAACAGGTGATAGGGAAAAAAATTATCAAAAAATAATTAATGAGCTAACTGGAATACTACCAACTATAAAACAGGACGTGGAAGAAATAAAAAATAAGATATTTAAATAAATAGGAGGAATAAATTATGAGAATTATTGAAATGAATTTAACTTGGAAAGGTCAACTTTTAGGAGGAAATGTACCTACGTGCATAGTGGTGCATAATGCAGATGCAAAGATTTGCAGTGTGCAAGAGGTACATCAATGGCATTTAGGTAATGGGTGGACAGGTATAGGTTATCATTATTTTATTAGGAAGGATGGTAGCATATATAGGGGAAGACCAGAATGGGCACAAGGAGCACATGCTTTAGGATATAATACAAAGTCCATAGGTATTTGCTTAGAAGGAAAGTTTATGGTGGAAGTTCCAACACAAGAGCAGCTTAACTCATTAAAAGATCTTATTACAGATATAAGAAGTAGATATAAAGATATTCATGTATATGGCCATAAAGAATTAAATAACACAGATTGTCCAGGAATATACTTTCCTTTGAGTGATATAAAAGCATTCAAGAATAATCCTCAAACTTCTACAACTGGAGGAACAGGTGTATTTGCAGAACTACAAGCACTATTAAATAATGCAGGATACAGAGATGATAATGAAAAGGTTTTAACTATAGATAATATTCCAGGACAATGCACCCTTTCGGCTTGTGCTAAATGCATTGTTAAGTATAATGCTAACAATGCATTTGTAAAGTGGATACAAAATAGACTTAATTCTGTAGGATACACCTGCGGAATAGTTGATGGGATTTTCGGAAAAATGACTTTAGTAGCAGTACAGAGATTCCAAAGAGATAAAAGCTTAGTTGCAGATGGCATCGTTGGTCAAAATACTTGGAAAAAATTATTAGGATTATAAAAGGAGTGTATTGAATTATGAAAAACAGATTTAAAAATTACGCATTATGGGCTAGTATATTTGCATTTATTCCCCTTCTATTAGATGGTTTAAAGGTGTATAACTTAAATGTTGTGCTACCCGGTAACTATGATGAATTAGTAAAGGCAATGCTAGCAATATTAGTGCTAGCAGGAATATTAAATAACCCTACAACTGAAAATAAAGGATTTTTAGACGATAATAGATAGTGTTTAAGCCACAGCTTAGTGTAAAAGCTAATCTGTGGCCTTTTTCATTTTTAGAAGGAAATATACATATTATTATAGAATTTATATTGTAATAATTGAAACATGGAGAGTTAATAAAACAAATACAGGAAAATACAATGAAATCATTTAGGTAACTGAATATATAGGTATATCAAGTCGTGGTTATCAAAATGCAACAAACTGAAAAGCTAATTTCAGTTAAAAAGTAGATATGATTAAAGGCTTAGTAGAGTAGCGAAATAATGACCAAGGAGAGATTTGAGAAAGTATTACATGAGGTAATGCAAAATGTAAAGGCCAGTGTGAAAGCTAAGTTGAAGGTTATTTGTTTTAGAGGAAAAATGTTTATTCTGTAGAATATATAAATAATGTAAAAAACGTATTTAGAAAAGAGGAGTAATTATGACAGAACAGTTAATGTCTCTTTCGAGGATTTTTTCTGAAAGAATATTCAGAATTCCTGATTATCAAAGAGGATATGCATGGGGAGAAAAAGAAACAAATGATTTTTGGAATGACTTATGCAGATTGCAAAAGGATAAAAATCATTATGTGGGTGTATTAACTTTAGAACCAGTTTGTAAGGAAACATATGATAAATGGATAGACGATACTTGGATTATCAATTCTAGAAAGTTCTTACCTTATCATATAGTTGATGGACAACAAAGGTTAACAACAGCAATTTTATTAATAAACTCAATAATTGAGATAATGAGTGAAAAAGTTATCAATAAAATAAATTTTACTTCAAAAGAAGACATTATTAGAAAATTTATTTTTGATTCTAAAGATGAGAATAAATCTAGAACTTATATATTCGGATATGAAGCAAGCAACCCAAGCTATGAGTATTTAATAACTAAGATTTTTAAAGAAAAATCAGAACATAGTTCTGTATTTGAAGAAACCACTTATACAGCTAATCTGGAAAATGCTAAAAAATTTTTTGTTGAAAAATTAAACACTCTTAGTTTGCCTGAACTAGAAGATGTATATACAAAAATAACGCAGCATTTGCTATTTAATATTTATGTTATTTCTTCTGATATAGATGTGCATGTTACTTTTGAGACAATGAATAATCGTGGAAAACCTTTATCACATTTGGAACTTTTAAAGAATCGTTTAATATATCTTTCTACTTTATTTAATACTGATGAAAGTAACAGAGAAAGATTACGTCGCAATATTAACTACTGTTGGAAAGATATTTATCACTTTTTAGGTAAGAACAAAGAAAAACAATTACCAGACGATGAATTTTTAAATGCTCATTTTAAATTATATTTTCATAAAGAATTAAATGATAGATATAGGTCAGCGCATACAAATTATAAGCATGTGAGGTTAAGTGCTATACAGCAAGATTATCTATTAGATCAGTATTTTGTACCTCAGAATGTTTCAGATAGTAAACTAAAAATTGAAGATGTTTTTAATTATATAGAAAGTTTAAAGAGCAATATCAAACTATGGAATTTTATTAATAATCCTAGTTACTCAGACTTTAATGAAGAAACAAAAGAATATATTACAAAGGTAATTTATTTAACAAATAATAGAAGATACTATAGAGGTTTTCAGACATCTAGCATAAAAGTCCTCTTGCTAGCTTGTCTTGAGAACTATGAAAAGGAAGACGTATTTTTTAAGTTTTTAAAAAGCTTAGAAAAGTATTTGTTTATTACATCGCTTTATACATTTGAGTGTTTTTCAGAACTTGATGGAATTATTGTTGACTTCGATGATATGGCTATAAGAATAAAAAAAGGAGACCTTAAGCTTTCTGGAATTACCGAAAAGCTTGACAAAATAGCAGCTAACGTAATTTCTTCAGTAGAAATTAATAAGAGGCTAATTGATATTTATCGAAAAAGAGGTTTTTATCAAACTGAGTTTTTAAAATACTTCTTGTGCGAATATGAAATGGATTTATATAAACAAAGCAAAACAATGATTCCTAAATTAGACAGGGAGATCCTCTTTAGTAATGGATATGATTCTATTGAACACATTTATCCTCAAAATGCACATTCCAAATATTGGATAGATATGTTTAGTGATTTTAATCCTAAACAAAAAACTAGTTTGCGTAATTCTTTAGGGAACTTAGTGGTATTATCAGTACCCAAAAATAGCAAGTTAAGAAATAAGCCTTTTCCAGAAAAAAGATGTAACTCTCAGAATACAATGGGATATATGTATGGTAATTATTCAGAAGTAGAGATTGCTGTAAATTATGAAAATTGGGGGCCAGATGATATTTTAGACAGAGGATTAAAGCTATTGAATTTTTTATCTCGACGCTGGGGCATTAAAATTGGCAATGGAAAAAAATCTGATAAGAAAGATTTTTTAGGATTATCTTTCATTAAGTAATAATTAATAGTAACTTGAATTTATGAACTCAGTAAGTGCACTTAAAAAGTACATTGTTAATATTATAGAAGCAATAAAAAAGGTTTTGGAATTAATCGAGAGCCTTTTCATTGCTTCCATAGTTATATTGCATACTTGCATAAAAAAATCGCTTTTCAAATTAAATAGGATTAGAAATGAGTAATTAACATTAAAAATAAGTAGGTAAATATATAAGGGAGGATAAAAACATTCTTTCCATGATTTTACTATATTATCATTAAAATAATAATATATATTAAAAATATAAAAAATTCGTACGAGCTAAGAAAAATCAATGGCTAAAAGAAATTTTCTGTTTATATTTTAATACTAAGATTGTATAATATATGTAAAATACATTAGATTAGAGGTTTGTGATATGTTGAAAGATAAAGATATTAGGGAAGCTATGATATTTAAAATCGATAAAGAAAATAAAACTCATGAATATAGACTAATCAATGAATTAGGGATATGTGATGGAGTATCTAGGGTCGATTTAGCTGTAGTTAATGGAAGGCTATGTGGTTATGAAATAAAGAGCGATAAAGATACTTTAGAAAGATTACCAGGGCAAATAGACTCTTACAATAAAACTTTCGATAAAATAACAATAATAGTGGGAAAGAAGTTCGAAAATGAAATAATTGATAAGGTACCAGAGCACTGGGGAATTGAAGTTGCATATTTAAATAGAATGAAAAATATATCTTTTAAAAGGGTTAGAATAGCGAAAATCAATAGAGAGATTGAAGCAAAGGCATTATTAGAGCTACTTTGGAAAGATGAACTTGTTCAATTACTGAAAGGCAAAGGCATGAAGGGTATTGCAAGTAAAAACAGAAGAAAGTTAAGAGATATAGCAGCTGACACTATACCCCTTAATGAAATTAAAAATTATGCGAGAGAAACTTTAAAGGCTAGAGAAGGTTGGAGAGCTGATCTATAACAAAAGTTATATGATGGTTTGTTCCAACCTTTCTCCATGTTCCCAGATTACCATAGGAATCTACATCAGCTGTAGCCCTTGTATAAATGTAGTTATCTCCCCATGAATAATTTTCACCGCTAAAAGCTTCTAAATCTATTATTTCTTTGCTTAGCTCAGAAATATTTTCAGAATCTAAGCCGCCTTTTTTTATAGTGTTACCTTTGAGTACAACAAAGTACTCATCGGAAGTATACCTTATATTAAAAGATGGAGACATGCCAGGGATAAAACTTACATATTTAGGATTGGCGATGCAATAATCTGAGTAAATAAGTTTTATATCATACTTCTCATTCAATTTGTCTACGCTCTTAAGCCAGAAGCTCCAGTCTAATCTATCAATGTTTGCACAATGATATTTTTCTATGTCACTTAATGTTTCAGGGAAAGAAGAACTAGCTAAAATAATATTCCTAAAGGAATCTATGTTAGGAATATCACTAAGCATTGATTTCAGAACAGTAAATTTTTCTCTGACATTTTCAGCTGTAATAAATTTCATATCCAATATCAAATCTATATTTTCTGCTTTGAACTTACCGATTATAACACTAATAGCTTCATCAATATTATCAATATCATTAGTAGTTATTCTTAGAGCAAATCCTAAATTAGAGAGCTCAGCGGCACTTTCAATAATTTCTAAACTATCATCCAAACATAACACTGGAATAACAAACTCAGGATTTAATTGTTTTAGTATTCTGAAATAGATTTCTGTATCAGTATCATAACAATCTGGTACTACATCAAAATAAAACGTTCTGTTTTCCCAAGATTTCATAGTAGACAACAACTTGTCCTCATTAAAGTCTGGAGTTATCTCAATTAGAGGAATAATAGCATCCTTTACGCTAGTTGATAATTCCTTTAGAGCTCCTTGCTCTCCCTGTTTCCATTTCATGATAGGTACATAAGTGGGTTTAATATTCACTTGTAAAATCATTCCTTTCTTGTTTAATTTGCCTAATTATATCACATTATTATCACAAAAAATGTAAAAACATGAAGAATTAACTTCGACATTTGGAAATTCCTTAGATATTGTAGAAAAGGGACTAATGGCTAGTTTTTTAAAAGAAAAAACTTACTTGCTAGGAGAACTACGTTAGCCCTTCCAAGCAAATGATCAAGTGACATATCAAAATGGTCAGCTAATTCATCTTGACTTAAATCAGTATAAATCTAAGATAATTTAATCTTTCACCGAAAATTTTAAACCCCTTTATGATATAAAATATATTGTAAAGGGGAATTATTCTTCTGTTTTATATTAAAGAGTACTAGCATTTTATACTATAAATACAAAAAGTATTAATAGTGCTTTTTGAGTATGTACTACTTAGATGGATTCTTTTTGAAATTAATTAGCAAGGGGTTAGTATTTATATTTGTGTTTTGGTAATAGTCCCATCTGCTACTATTTCCAAAACACAAGTTACGGGATTGTACTGCACCTCTAGTTAATTTTTTTCCAGAACCTATTAAATTAACTTCAAGTATTTCGCTCTCGCTATGCCATATGATATTCTCAACTACAGATAAGATCAACTTCCTTTTAGATTCTACATCTTCGCAAAAGTCTATAAATTTTTTAAAATTTCTAAGTCTATCAATTATATCTTCAAGTTGCTCATGAGAAGATATAATAATAGTTAAATCTGTAGCTTCCAATTTATTGATTTTGTATTGAGTGGTTAAATTATCTTCTTTAAGAGCTTTAATATCCTCTTTCATCATGCTTATAATGTCTGCATCTTCTTCTACTGCAAGTTTTCTCATGTACCCTTTTATTATGCTGTTGTTTTCTTCAATATGTTTTTTCAATGAAGCTATCTCAGTACCTATATTATTTTTTAACTCGATATCTTTACTTATTGCTTTATAATTTTTTATAAAGGTTTCCTCGTCAATGCTTTTTAAATGTGATATTACATAATCTTCAGCCTTATATGCATTAAGCATCTTAGTAGAGCACCTAGTAGCAGCTCTATTCTTTAGATTGCATCTATAGTACCTTTCCGTAAGGTCAGTTTTTTTATTTAAATGAGACCATGAGGCCATCCCACTTCCACAACAACCACAGACTATTAAACCAGAGAGTAAAAATTTATTACCGGTTCCTGAACGTGGAGAAGCTTTTTGTTTATTTTGATTATTTATTTCAACACATTTAAGCCAAATGTCACTTGATACTATTCCTTTATGTTTACCTACTGAAATGATCCATTCACTTACAGGATTATCTTTTTTTCCACCTTCACGCTTGTTATATGTCATTAGTCCATTAATGCCATTTAACTCACCACACATAGTAGAACCTTGCTTTTTAAAATAATTTAAAATATGTTCATCTGCGATACAGTACACAGGATTTCCTATTATTTGTTCTACTGTACCTTTTGAAAATTCACCGCCATTTTTACCTTTATAATGATTTTTGCATAGGTGTGTTGCAACAGAGCTATACTTCTTATTATCTAAATATAGGGTGAAAATAAGCTTAACTAATTCAATCTCTTCAGGGACTTGAACTAGTTTATACATTTTTTTAGCTTTTCCGTTACTATCGCTATATTCCATAGGTTCAGATTTATAACCTAATGGAGCTGTACCACCTAACCATCTACCGGTTTTGGCAAGTTCTAACATATTGTCCTTTATTCTTTCGGCAATTGTTTCTCTTTCTAATTGTGCAAATACTGCAGCAATGTTCATCATTGCTCTACCCATAGGAGTTGAAGTGTCAAATTGTTCCTTTATGCTAATAAATTCAATATTATTTTTTTTCAATTCTTCAATAGTCTGGCTAAAATCTAAGACATTACGACTAATTCTGTCCAATCTATAGCATATAAGCATATCAAATTTTTTATTCTTAGCGTCTCTTAGCATTTTCTGAAATTGAGGTCTTTCAACATTACCACCAGAAAATCCTTCATCTTCATAAATTTTAAATTCTTTAATACCGAGATAGTTACCATACTCTTCACATAGTTTTATTTGGTTTTCAACTGATTCTCCTTTCTCAGAAAACTTAGATTTACGGGAATAAATTGCAGCTAGCATGATACCCTCCTTATTTAGCTAATTTATACTTTACATATTTCTCGGGAACAGATAATAAAATAGAAAGCTGAGTGCAAGTTAATCCTTCAATTACATAGTCATCAATATTAGATAACAGAAGTTCACTTGCAAAGTAATCAGCTTCCTTTTCCATCTTTTCTTTTATCATAAGTTTATTCTTTATAAATCTTTCTAGGGTTACTTCAGGACCATGCAGTAAGTAATGCCCTATCTCATGGGCTAGCATGCATTTACTTTCATCATAAGAAATTAATTTATTCAAGACTATTACATCGTCTAATCTATATGCTTGAACTGAAATCGGCAGATCATGAAGTAGGACATGTAATTCAAGCAGTTCAGCAATAGTAAAAGGATCGTTGGTGCCATATTCCTCTATAACCCCTACCACTAATGCTTTAATATCATCTTTTCTCATTGTTACACCTCAAAAGTTCTATTTATTTCTTTTGTTAGTTTCAGATGCAAATTGCAATGCCATTTTTATAGAATTAGCCAATTGAATTTTAGCTTCTTCAGTGAGAGCTTCACCGTGTAACATTAAGTTATCTTGGCTTAAAATTACGCCCATAGCTTCTTCAATATCTGTAATGATGTATTCGTGTTCAACCTCCATTTCAGTTAATGTTGAAATTGACACTCCAAGTGCTAAAGCAAGCTTCTCTAAAGTATCATATCTTGGTTTTGTCGCCTTACCACTTTCAATTTCACTAATTACACTTTTGGACACGTTTGATAACTCGGAAAGTTTACGAATAGAGTATCCAGCTCTTTCCCTATATTTTTTTATATTATCACTTAAAATAGTCATTTATATCCTCCTTAAAAATTATTGTCTCAAATTACTGTTCGGTTTACAAGACAATTATAACAAAGCAAACCGGCAAAGTAAATACCAAAATAAAGAAATTAAGAGAAAATTAAAGCAAATAGAACGTATTTTCGTATATTGGTCGGAAAAGAGGACAAGTAGCAATTTACAATCTTGTTTAGCAGACATATAATTAAGTTGTGGACGGCAAAGCGGACACTAAGGAGGTGGAATGGTTGGAAAACGAAATAAAAAAATACTTAGGGAGAACGGCTAAAAGGACAAGCAGTGTTATAAAGGAAGCTAAAATTGCTAGAAGCACATTTTATGATCTCTTAAATGAAAAAAGTATTCCAAAATTAGATACAGCTTGTAAAATTGCAAAAGCTTTAGAGGCTCCAGTATCAGATGTCTTTCCGAAATTAAGGGAGGTGTAATTTTGAAATTTATAAAAAAAATAGTAAATGGTAAAGAAATATTGGTTTTAGTAAAAGAAGAAACACAGAAGGTAAAGTAACCATTTTATAGGGAGTTAAATATACTAATATAAGCACTAATTGGAGGTAAACATGGCAATAAAGGTTATTGTGAATTACCCCTCTACTCCAGAAGGTATGGAAGAATTGAAAAATAGCTACGCTAGAACAGTATTAGGCATATTAAATGAAAAGATAGGTCCAAATAACCTAAACAAGTTAGTCGGAATGTTATCAGAGAATGTAGCAAAAGAAAAACAGGCTTAATGCCTTAATGCATTAAGATGTACAAGCCTTACGTATAAAATTCTTAGGTATGCAAAATCTATCTAGTAAAAATAATAGGAGGAATGCAATATGTCTAAAGTTTGGGGGTATATAGGAACCACGAAAATTGTAGAGATTAATCCTGAGAAAAAGATTGAGGCTATGACAAGAGGATTAAAAATAGCTTTTAATCTTATAGAAAAGAAAAAGTATGAAGAACGCTTAAGGGGGAATCAAAATGAATGATTTAACAGTAATTAATCAAAATGGACAATTACTAGTAGACAGCAGAGAAGTAGCTCAAATGATAGACAAGCAACATTCACATTTATTAAGAGATATTAAGGGCTACGTTGAAATTTTAACTCAATCCAATTTTGGATTTAGTGATTTTTTCATCGAAAGTACATATAAAGATAGCACTAATAGAAAGTTACTATGCTATTTATTAACCCGTAAAGGCTGTGATATGGTAGCTAATAAAATGACAGGAGAAAAAGGAGTTTTATTTACAGCTACATATGTTACTAAATTTGAGGAAATGGAAAGACAAATTCAAATACAACAAGTCCAATTAAGTAAAGAAGTACAAGCTATCTTTTTGTTTGACCAAAGAACTATGGAAATGGGTAATAGGTTAACAACTTTAGAAAATACGATGACAATAAACTATTCACAGCAAGAAGGATTGAATTTACTGGCTAAATTTAAGGTGATAAATGCTTTAGGTGGGAAAGATGCTCCAGCATATAAAGAAGTTAATAAGAAGGCATTTAGTGAACTTTGGAGACATTATAAAAGGGTACTTCAAGTTAATTCTTATAGAAATACTGCGGTTAAAGATTATGAAAAAGCTAAAGGAGTAATTGCAAATTGGAAACCAAACAGAGACTTAGAATTAATGATAATAGGAGCTAATAGTCAGATAAGATGATAAAAAAGAAAAAAAATAGTGGCGCAAACCACTAAAATGTAAATTATTTAAAAATCATAGTCTTATTCTATCATAAATACAGAAAAAAAGTAAAGGGTAGGACGATAAGAGGTGTGCTATGAAAAAGAAGAAAGAAATCAAGATAAAATACAGCACACAAAAGATAAAACCACAAGGAACTACTAAGGTATTGGTTGCTTGCGGTAAGAATTTTTGAGGAAAAGGAGTGATTCATTGTTATGGCAGTAGTTAAGTGGATAAAGATTGTTACAGACATATTCGACGATGAAAAGATGTTAATAATTGAGAGTATGCCCGAAGCTGACAGTATTATTGTGATATGGTTTAAATTGCTTTGCATGGCTGGAAAAACAAATAATAGCGGTGTGTTTTTGCTTAATGACAAAATAGCCTATACTGATGAAATGCTTGCAGCAATATTTAGAAGAAGTTTAAATGTTATAAGGCTTGCATTAAAAACTTTTCAAAATTTAGGGATGATAGAAATAATTAATAATGCTATAACAATTCCAAATTGGAGTAAGCATCAAACATTAGACCAATTGGAAGAGCGAAAAGAGTATATGAAAAATTATATGCAGAAGTATAGGGAAAATCAAAAGCTTTTAGCAAGTGGTGAGGGGTGTAAAGTTAACAGTAATATTAACGGTAAAGCTAACAGTAAAGCTAATGTTAACTCCCTAGATATAGATATAGATATAGATATAGATAAAGAAATAGAAAAAGATAGAGAGTTATATAAAGAAGTAGATGAATATTTAGAGAGTAATAAGAAAGAAGTTCCTCCTAGCTCTGTTTCTGAAGAAACAGCCAATATACCCTATGCTGAGATAGTAGAGTATTTAAATAAAAAAGGTGGTGCTAACTATCGAAGCAGTAGTAAGGCAACTAGGGAGAAGATTAAAGCTCGATGTAATGAAGGATTCACTCTTAATGATTTTAAAACTGTAATTGATAAGAAAGTAGCCGAGTGGAAAGGAAATAATATGGAGCAGTATCTTAGACCAGAGACGCTTTTCGGAACCAAGTTTGAAGGATATCTAAATCAAAAAAAAGGGATGCAGGCAAACAATCCAAAACAGAAGGATAATTTCAATAATTATGAACAAAGACAATATGATTATGATGATTTAGAAAAGAAATTGTTGGGATGGGACAATGACTAAATTATCTCATAATCTAAAAACATTGGAGTGTGATACAAATGGACATTGAAAAATTCCTAAACGAAGTAGTAAGAGTATATTTTAAAGAAAATTGCTCTGTGGAGGAAGCTTTTAGAAAAGCTAAAGATACATTGGAGAATCAAAATGAGCAAAAAAATAAATAAAAATACGATATTAGAGGGGCAAATATTTCTATGGGACATTATAGCTGAGCGAGAGATTCAAAAGCAAGAGAGTGTAGTGTTAGAAACCATAAACTATAAAAAATATTCACAACTAACAGAAGAGCAGCAAAAGATTGTTACCGCCTTTGTTGAAAGTCCTAAACTAAATAGAATAGTACATGCTTGCGGGGGCGGATTGGTAATAGAGCTGAAAGAAGGAGATGAATATTCAACGAAATATTTCAATAAGCTCGGCATTGAAGAATTTAAGTTTAATAAAAAAATCTCTGTACTTCCAATGGACAAGATAATTGAAAATAGAGTTGAGTTCATAACTAATGCAAGGCAAGAAGAAGCGCTTTATAGGATTAAAGAGAAGTTAAGTGAATTTAAAGCAATAAAGCGCATTGGAGATGAAAATATCTTAGTGGAAACAAGTAATAAGGTGATTAGCATTACCGCAGAAGGTAGGATAATAGAATTTAATGATGTACAAGCCATCTATACTGAGGATGAAGTACTGCGAGAGCTAGTAATTGATTTAAAAGAAATACAAAAGAGTGTCAAAGTTGGTGACCTTGTAGAAGCTTCATTCAGAAGTGGCATTATAACTGGAGAGATTACAAGAGAATACGGAAGCTATAATGATACTTTAAATATTAGTTTTGACAATAGGACTAAAAGTACAGCTATAGCTAGGGTTATGGTTAGAAAAATTATAAAGAGTGCCTGAAAGCCACATGGAGGATTAAGAGTGAAAGTTATAGTCATGAAATGTGATAACAGCGAACTATGGTATTCAAATAAATTGGTAGCAACTATAAGATAACTGAGCAGACAGAGGGGAAATGGCTAACTGCTAAAGGTGAGATTAATAAGAATGATTCGGAGGTAATAGAAAGATGATTGATATAGGAAAAAACTTAAAGGATTTATTAAAAGAGCTAATTCGTGCAGCAGCATGCTGTTTCGTTGCATATCTAATTTTTAAGGCAGGAAGGTAAATTAAATGGATAATAAGGAATTAAGCTTTGAGGAATTTAGAGAGGAAAAAAAGAAAAAGAAAGCCCAATTCACAGCAATGCAAAACCTTCCCTATGAAGTAAAGGTGAGAAGAGCAGAACTAAGAGCCTATGAATTTATGGAGGAAATGTATAAGCGGGGACATAACGCTCATGTTTCTGTCGGTGGGTTGGATAGTATAACACTTTTATTATTCCTTAGAAAAATTGGTATAGACGTACCTACAATTTCAGTTTCATCGGTAGAAGATAAAAGTATTCAGAAGATTCATAAGCAGTTAGGAATTATTGAAATAAAGCCTTACAAAACAAAAGTTGAAGTGCTAAATGAAGTTGGTTTCCCAGTTATATCTAAAAAAATAGCAGGAAGAATAGATACTTTACAGCATCCAACAGAAAAAAATAAAACTGTAAGACATGCAATCATCACTGGTGAATGCGGAGCACAAGGTCATTTTGCCAAGAACAGTAGAATGCAACTGCCCCAAAAATGGTTAAAGTTATTTGGTGGCATGTCTAATATAGAATATGGAACAGATTATATGGAAGCCACTTTTGCTGTATCGAATAAATGTTGTTACTACATAAAAGAAAAGCCATGTGATGATTGGGCGAAAGAACACAATAGTTATCCTTTCCTGGGAATGATGGCATCCGAAGGTGGACAAAGAGAGGATGCTCTGGTGGAGCATGGATGTAATTACTATGGGAAAACAGTTATGAGGAGTGCACCTTTTGCACCATTCTTAAGGCAAGACCTATTGAAATTGGCACTTGATTTGGATGTACCTGTTCCAGAAATTTATGGAACTATAGACAAAAAATCTGATGGAGCATTGTACACTACAAAAGCACAGAGAACAGGATGCAGCATGTGCGGATTCGGAATACACATGGAAGAGCGCCCTCATCGATTTGACATGCTGAGGGAAAGGAACCCTAAAGAGTGGGAATTTTGGATGTATAAGTGTTGCACTGATAAAATAACTGGAGAAAAATTTGGGTGGGGAAGAGTATTAGATTATATAGGTGTAGGTTGGGAAGATATTCCTTATAAAAAAGAAAAATTTGAACAAATCAGCTTAGCAATTTAATTTGCAATTCATAAATGATGTAAGGTTGAAAATTACAACATAAAAACCAGAAATAACATTTGAGTGTATGCATAATTATGTTTTGGGTAAAAATAGCAAAGTGCAATAGACATTTCAGTATTTTATATAGGGGTTATTAAAAGATAATATTAAAATTTAGGAGGATAATAAAATGTCAGAAAATATTTCAGTAAGAAAAGAGAATTTAATAGACTGGTTAATTGAGAATAAGAACGAAGTTAAGTCACTATATGAAACACAAAATAGAGAAAGATTTGGAAAGCTACTTTCTGAATTTAATAAAATAGAAGAGCTAATACAATTAGAAGAACTGTTTAAGGAAAATGGTTATAGTGAACAGCAGATTGAAGAAATAAAACATTATGATAATGAAGCTAAGGTAGAAGGTTATATTGAGAATTTACAAGAAGAACTAAGTTACTGGGGGAGCTAAAAAGTATTAAGGATAGGAAATAAAAGAAAAAACAGAAATTTTTAAAAATGTCTAAGTTTCAATATTAAGAAAATTAAAAAACTGAACGGAAAAGGAGGACAACCCATTGGAAAGAAGAGAGTTTGATAGAAAAAATGAAGTTGAAAGTTTCCTTAGTCACTATGATACAGCGAAAGCAATATTAAAGAGTATGGAGCTTGAATTGAAAAATATAGAAGAAACCATTATAGGGAGTATTGATTATTCAAAAGATAGTACTGGGAAAACTAACAAGTTTAATAGTGAAGTAGAAAATTTGATTAACAAGAAAGAAACGTTAACTACTAGACTAGGTAATCTAAAAAAGTACCTTGATAAGGTTGAAATAGCAATGGATACTCTTGATGAAGTAGAGCGAAAAGTAATAGATTTTAAAGTAATTCAGGGTAAGTACTATTATGAGTTTGCTGATAAATTAAAAATAACACCACGTAAGGCGCAAAGTATAAAAACTAAGGTGATAGATAAAATGGTAAGCATCATATATGCAGATGATTCAAATATTAGTTGCAAAGAGATATATGTAATAAATATGTAATTAAGATGTACTTTTCATGTAATATTGATGTAGAAAGTTTGTAAAAAGTTTGTATTGCTCATTATGTCAAGCCCGTGTATTATGATAGTATGAGAATAAATGGAAGAGCGACATCACCAGTAGGGACTACAAACTGGTGACAGCAACAAAGCACTTGGAATAATCCAGGTGCTTTTTATTTTTCAATGAAGGGAGGGAGTTAAAGTTTATAAGGATGTTACTCAAGAGGTTCTACAATCCTCAGAGCTAGATGAGAAACAAAAGGAACTATTAAAAATAATATCCGAAAAAGACATGTATTATAAGAAGAAAGGAAGGATACGTCAAAAGAAATGAGATTAATAAAGTATATAACAAAGAGGGTGAGGGCAGATGGAGAGAAAAAAACCTGCAGCACCTATAAAGGATGAAGAGACGGTTTTAGATATCCAGGATTATTTAAAATATAAGAATGAGCGAGATTATATTTTATTAGTTCTAGGTATAACAACAGGCTTTAGAGCTGGTGACCTAGTAAAGCTTAGAGTTAGAGATATTAAAAAGGCTATTCAGTATGGAGAGATTGAAATACTAGAAGGCAAGAAGGTAAACACTAGGAACATAAGAAAAGAGAATATAAAGCCAAGGATTGTTCCAATAGTTGATAATCTAAAAAGAGTATTAAAAGCTTACATAAGGGATAAAAAAGACTATGATTTTATGTTTCCATCAAGAAAAGGGAAACACATATCAGTCGCTCATGTTAGTAGAATACTTAAAGAAGCTGGAGAGCAATTTGAATTAAATAATATATCAGCTCATTCAATGAGAAAAACATATGCATATACCTTATATATGGAAAATGATAAAGATATTGTGGCTATAAAAGAAATGTTAGGTCACAGTTCAACCGAGATCACTAAGAGATATTTAGGTTTAGATAAAGAGCTATATAATAAATATAGCAAAAAACTTAATAATCTCATAAGGTGATTTTCTTTTTTTTAACCAATGAATGTTCTATTTTAAGCTATGTGAACATTCAAAGTAAAAAAATCAATGCATATATTAGAAGAACGTTTTTAAATGAATGTATGATTCTATATATAAATGAAGCATTCAAGAGAGAGAAAACGAACGATTTTTCTAATATATTTATTAAGATTCGAACAGTAAATAACTGAATTTATAGATGATATTTTTTATTTATTTTCATTAGCAATATATGGTATGATGTGTTATAGAAGATATAAACAATTTCTAATGACAAATAGGGGTGAGAATAGATGGAAAAAAGATATCAAGTATTTATAAGTTCAACATTTTCTGATTTGCAAGATGAGAGAAGGCAAGTTATGGAAACTATAATGCAGATGGATTGTATTCCTGCTGGAATGGAAATGTTCCCAGCATCTGATGACGAACAACTTGAGTTTATTCAGAAAGTAATAGATGATTGCGATTATTATATATTAATAATCGGAGGGAGATATGGTTCTGAGGATTATCAAGGAATTAGTTATACAGAAAGAGAGTATGACTATGCATTCAATAAGGGCATTCCAATTTTGGTATTTATGCATGGTGAGCCATCAAATATACCTTTTGGAAAAACCGAAAGTAATCCACACAAGAGGGAAAAACTGGAAGGGTTTAAGAAAAAGGTTAGTTCTAATAGATTAATTAAGTTTTGGACAAACAAAGGAGAACTACCAGGATTGGTAGCGTTGAGTCTTACAAAAGCAATTAAGATGTATCCTCAAGTTGGCTGGATTAGGGGAAACCAATCAAATAACCAAGATTTATTAGAACAAATTAATAATTTAAGGATAGAAAAGGATAGATTGCAGTCTAAAGTATCAGATTTAGAAATAATGAAAGGTGACTTGGACGTTGCTGCCGATAATTTGTCAAAGGAAGATGACATGGTGGAACTTAAGGGTACTTATTTAAATGAGAATGATACAAAGTGTATTTGGAAAGTAGAAGTGAGTTGGAATGAAATTTTTTCGTTAATTGGTCCATTTTTATTTGAAGCCAAGAACTATACTAATGCAAAATCATGCTTTGAGGATGTGTTGAAGAAATACATAAATCATACAAGTGGTTATAAGTTCCGCATAGATGGAAATACTTTTCAAACAATAAAAATTCAACTATATGCATTAAAGTTAATTAAGATTTTCAATTGTAGTCTTAACGAAAATGAGTTTATAGAAACCATTATGTTGTCTGATTTAGGAAAAAAACATTTAATAAAAATAAAGAGCATAAAAAAGCCAGATTCTGAAGAATGAAATTAAATTCATTATAATATATAATCTATGCAATTTAATTTATAAAATATACTTATTTAGAGGAATGTGTAGTCTGACAGGATGAACACAATCCTTTTTTTATTAATTTAAATTGAAAGGAAGCAAAAAATGAAGCCATGGGCAGAAAAGTTCTATAAAAGCAAAGCATGGAAAAAATGTAGAGAATCTTACATAATAACTGTACATGGGTTGTGCGAGAGATGTGGGAATCCAGGTAAGATAGTACACCACAAAGAACTGCTAACACCACAAAATATAAATGACCCTATGATAACTTTAAATCATGAGCTGCTAGAGTATCTATGTCAAGATTGCCACAATAAAGAACACCATGGGGATGATAGTAGCTTTACTGTTGAAGGATTAATGTTTAATGAGAATGGGGAATTACTTAAATGCAATCCCCCCCTATAAAACATTGTCTATAAATAAACCAAAAGACCGACGGCCTACATTCAAAAAACGCACAGGAGATTTTTATAGGGGGGTGTGGTAATGAATCGAGGTGGAAAAGGTGAACAATAAAAATTCTAAAATTCAAGAGATAGCGAAACTAGCAGAAATTAAAAAAGAGATATCAAAACTTAACTCGTCATTCAAGGACATGGAACCCAAGTTAAAAAAGTGTGCTCAGTCACTAATTCAAAATGCCGCTTATATGGCAGTAACACTCAGAGAGCTTCAGGACTATTTAAATATAAATGGGTTAGTTTGCGAATATCAAAATGGAGAAAATCAGTGGGGAACAAAGAAAGCTCCAGAGGTTGAAATTTATAACACTATGATAAAAAACTTTATATCAGCAATGAAGGCATTAACTGATTTGCTCCCTAAAGAATCAGCTCAGAAATTAATTGATGATGGATTTGAGGATTTTATTAATAGAAAATGAATGCAGTAAAAATTCAAAGAATTATTTATGAGTCCACATACAACCCAATCATTGAGTACTGGGAGCAGATAGAATCGAAAAAGGTAGTTGTTAGTTTAAAGGTTTATAAAGTTTATAAAAAAATTATTAGAGATTTAAATGATGTAAATTGTCCATGGATTTATGACAATAAAAAAGCTAATCATGCCTTAGAGTTTATTGAGAATTACTGTAAGCACTCAAAAGGTAAAATGGGAGGGAAACCATTCCTATTAGAACTTTGGCAAAAGGCATTAGTGGCAACAATTTTTGGTTTTATCCATAAGAAAAATGGTAATAGAAAATATAGAGAAGTACTGTTAGTTGTTGCAAGGAAAAATGGTAAATCAACATTGGCAGCTGCAATAGGTCTATATATGCAAATTGCTGATGGTGAAGCAGGTGCAGAAGTTTATGCAGTTGCAACTAAAAAAGACCAAGCTAAAATCATTTGGCTAGAAGCTAAAAGGATGGTAAATAAATCTCCTACATTGAAAAAGCGAATGAAAACCTTAGTTGGAGAAATAAATTCAAATGTTAATGATAGCTTCTTCAAACCACTTGGTTCTGATAGTGATGGCTTAGACGGATTAAATGTCCACTGTGCTACTCTAGATGAGATACATGCTTGGACAGATAAAAACCTTTATGATGTTATTGTTGATGGTACTACAGCAAGAGAAAATCCACTAATCTTTATGGCAACTACTGCAGGAACAGTAAGAGAATGTGTTTATGACTTAAAGTATGATGAAGCTGAGAGAGTTATTAACGGATATGACGACCCTGAAGGATACCATGATGAACATTTCCTACCTGTAATCTATGAATTAGATGATAGGAAGGAATGGAAAGACCCAGCATGTTGGACTAAAGCAAACCCAGGGCTTGGTACAATAAAGAAAATTGACCAACTAGAAAATAAAGTTAATAAAGCAAAAGCTGATAGTAAGCTTATTAAGAATCTTTTATGTAAAGATTTTAATATAAGGGAAACATCTTCACAATCATGGTTAAACTTTGACCAATTAAATAATACAGAAACCTTTGATTTAGCAGTATTAAAGCCTAGATATGGGATAGGTGGAGTTGACTTATCATCAACTACAGATTTAACTGCAGCAAAGGTTATTTTTATGCTTCCAGGAAGCAATAAGGTATATGTATTACAAATGTATTGGTTGCCAGAGGAGCTATTAGATAAGAGAGCAAATGAGGATAATATACCATACGACATTTGGTATTCCCAAGGCTTACTTAGATTATGTGAAGGAAATAGCGTACACCCTAAATATGTTACAGAATGGTTCTTAGAAGTAATGAATGAATACGGTATTTATTTACCATGGATAGGATATGACAGTTGGTCTGCAAAATATTGGGTTGAAGAAATGAAGGGTTATTTTGGAGGTGAGGCAATGGAACCTGTAATTCAAGGTAAAAAGACATTGAGTGCACCAATGAAGCAGTTAGAAGCTGATTTATCAAGCAAGTTAGTAATCTATAATAACAATCCTATCGATAAGTGGTGTTTAAGTAATACCGCCATTGAAACTGATAAAAATTTAAACATCCAACCATGCAAAACTAAAAATCAACGCAGACGTATAGACGGTACTGCAGCATTATTAAATGCTTTTGTTGTCCTTGATAGGCACAGAACTGATTACTTAAATATGATCTAAACATTCCAAGAATATGAGAGGAGGTGAAGAGTTGGGGTTATTTCAAAAGATGTTTAATAATAAAAATTCTCCTCAATCTACAACCAGATTTGAGATGATAACAGACTATGGAAACGGGTTCTATACATGGGATGGTAATTTATATAAAAGTGATATTGTGAAGGGTGCAATAAGACCAAAAGCTCAGGCAGTTGGGAAGTTAAACCCTAAACATATTCTTGACTTTAACGGTAATTTCAAAGTAAATCCACAACCATATATAAGGTTTATTTTAGAAGAGCCTAACCCATTTATGACAATGCAAATGTTACTTGAAAAGCTAACAAATCAACTGCAGCTTAATCATAATGCTTTTGCTTATATTAAAAGAGATGACTTTGGATATGCAAGTGCTATTTATCCATTACCAGCAACAACAGTAGAAGCAATTGAAGGAGCAGAAGGAGATTTGTTTTTTAGATTTACTTTTACTACAGGGAAAAGAGTTACTATCCCTTATGATGATGTAATTCACTTAAGAAGAGACTTCAACGAAAGTGATTTGTTCGGAGATCCTCCACAACAAACACTTAGAAACGTAATGGAAGTAGTAAATACAATTGACCAAGGAATTGTAAAAGCCATAAAAAACAGTATGGTCATTAAATGGTTGTTGAAGTTTAAAACCATGCTGAAGCCTGAAGATAGAGATATTGAAGTTGATAAATTTGTTGATAGTTTTTTATCATTAGATAAAGGAACTGGTGTGGCAGCCAGTGACCCTAAATATGATGTTGAGCAAATTAAAAATGATAGCTATGTACCTAATGCAGCTCAAATGGATAAGAGTGTGCAGAGGATATATAGCTTTTTTAATACCAATGAAAAAATAATTCAGAGTAAATTTACTGAAGATGAATGGAACGCATACTATGAGGCAGAAATTGAACCACTTGCAAAGCAATTAAGTGGAGAAGTAACTAGAAAAACTTTCAGCAAGAAAGAAAGAGGTTTCGGCAACAAGATAATATTTGAAGCAAATAGCCTTCAGTATGCTTCAATGGCTACAAAGTTAAATTTAGTTCAAATGGTAGATAGGGGAGCCTTAACACCAAATGAATGGAGAGAGGTTATGAACCTTGGACCTATCGAAGGAGGAGACAAACCTGTAAGGAGATTAGATACAGCTGTAGTAAATGACAAGGGAACTGCGAAAGGGGGTGAAGAGGGAGATGAAGGAGAAGGAGATAAGACAGTTAACAACTGAAAAAATTGAAGTTAGGGCATCTGTAGAAGGTGAGAATAAAACTATTGGAGGTTATGCAGTTAAGTATAATTTGCCAACGTTAATGAGAGATAGATGGGGAGATGAATTCTTAGAGGAAATCTCTTCTGGAGCTTTTGACAAATCACTTCAGGAAAGAAGTCAAAAAGCTTTATGGAATCATGACACATCAAAACCATTAGGAAGCTGCAAGAGTGGAACCTTAAGATTTAATTCAGATACTATAGGGTTAAATTACGATATAGATGTACCTAACAATAGTTGGGGAGCTGATGCTTATGAAAGTGTAAGCAGAGGGGATGTAGACGGTAGTTCATTTGGTTTTAGATGTTTAAATGATGTTTGGTCAAAGGTTACATATGAAGGAAGAGAAATTTATAAGAGAAGCATTATTGAAGCAGAGTTATTTGAGGTAAGTCCATGCACATTCCCGGCCTATGATAGCAGTGAGATAAGCTGTAGAAGTTTAGAAACATTTAAGGAAGAGGTAAGAAAACGTGAGGACTTAAGAAAGAAGTTAATAATTCAAACTTTATTATAGGAGGATTTAAAAATAATGACTTTAGAAGAAATAAGATTAAGGAAGGCAGCTTTGCAAAGTACAATAGATTCATTTCAAAAACATATTAAACCACTTGAAAAAGAAATGAAAGAACTTGAAAAATTAGAAGCAGAAATTAAAAAAGAAAAAAATGATAAGGATGGTGTTTAATCAATGAAAACATTAGCAGAAATATTAGCAAGAAAAGCAGAATTAAGAACTATGTTAGAAGATCCTAAAGCAGATTTATCTGCAATAGAAACCGAGTTAAGGGAATTGAATGATTTACAAGGACAGATTGAGAAAAGACAAAGACTTATGGATGAAGCAGGAGAAATAAATAAAGGAATTACAGGGGAAAAGAGAGATATCTTTACTCCAGTAGCTGCAAAAGTAGTGGAAGAAAGGGAAGATAAGTATTCAACACTAGAGTATAGAAAAGCTTTCATGCAATATGCAACAACTGGAGTAATGTCAGATGAATTAAGAGTAGATGCAACTACTAAAACAACCGACATTGGTGCTGTAATCCCAACAACTGTAATGAATGAAGTGGTTCAAAAGCTTAAATCATATGGTCAGATTTACAGCAGAATAAGAAAAACTTCATTTAAGGGTGGAGTTAAAATACCAACAGCTTCAGTTAAGCCAGTAGCAACTTGGAAAGGAGAAGGAACTTTATCAGATAAGCAAAAGAAAAGTATCAATACTTTCATTGAATTTAGCTATTACAAGCTTCAATGTAGAGTTGCAACAAGTTTAGAATCCGAAACTGTATCACTTCCTGTATTTGAAGAAACAATTGCAGCAGATATGGCAGAAGCTATAGTTGTAGCTGTAGAGTTATCTGTAATTAAAGGCAGTGGAGTTGGCGAACCAAAAGGAATAATCAAGCATACAACAGAAATCCCAGCTGAGCAGCAAATAACAGTTGCAAGTGCGGATATCGGCAAATGGGACAAATGGAAGAAAAATGTTTTTGCTCAAATTCCATTAGCTTATGAAGGTTCAGGGCTTTGGATAATGACAAAAGCAACATTTGAGGGATATATAGATGGAATGGTTGATAACAATGGACAACCAATAGCTAGGACAAATTATGGAATAACAGGTTCACCAGTAAGAAGATTTGGTGGATATGATGTTTTATGTGTTGAAGCAGACTTTCTTCCGAATTATGCAACTGCTGTGGCTACTGATGTATTTATGATTTTCGTAGATCTAAACGAGTACGTATTTAACTCTAACCTTCAAATGACAATGAAGAAATACTTTGACGAGAATACTGATGAATGGATTGATAAGGCTACTCTTATTGGTGATGGTAAATTAAGAGATGCAAATGGAGTGCTACTTATAAAGAAAGGTGCTTAAAAACAGGGAAGGTTTTACCTTCCTTTGATATAAGGGAGGATTAATATGTTAGATGAAGTTAAAAAAGCTCTAAGAATAAGCCTTCTCAATACTGCCTATGATGATGAAGTAACCGGACTAATAGCTGCAGCTCAGGCTGAACTTGTTTTAGCAGGTGTTACCAAAATAAAAGTAAATGATACCACTGACCCTTTGATTAAAAGGGCAGTGGTTGTTTATTGTAAAGCTAACTTTGGATGGGATAACCCTGATTCTGAAAAATTTAAAAACTCATTTGAAATGTTAAAAATGAGTTTATCATTGGCAGGTGATTATAATTGCTCAGTAATGATGTAATAGAATTTGTAAGTTCAAAGTCACATATTAATGCTGCAGGAGACACAATAGAAGTACCAGAGTATAGAATGGTATATGCAAATAAGAAGGGAATCAATCAAAGTGAATTTTATCAAGCAGCAGCAGTAGGACTTAAGCCTGAGGTTAGGTGGGAAATTAGAGCATTAGAATATCAAGGCGAGGAGCATATTCGTTATAATGGCGAAATGTATAAAATTATTAGAACATATGAAAAAAATGGAGAATTTATAGAAATTATATGCAGTGGGGTGGTTAATAGTGGCAAGACAGAAACTTAGTTATGAAAGCAGAGTAGATGCTGCTAAAAAGAAAATTAGTGAAAAACCTCAAAGAGCATTAAATGAAGTAGGAAAGTTTTTAGTTAAAGAGATAAGGGCTGCCACTCCGAAAAGTATCAATAAAAGGCATATTAAAACTAAGGGTGGAGAATTGAAAGAAATTAAACCAGGGAGGCTTAAAAAATCCTTTTCATACTGGAAAAGAAAAAAGGAAGGCGATTTAATCATTGGAAGTAAAGCTTTCTATGCTCAATTTATTGAACTAGGAGATAGTAACCACAGTAAACAGCCTTTCTTTTTGCCTACTGTGGAGAAAAACATACCAGCAATTCAAGAGATGATTGCAGAAGCTTTAAAGGAGTTAGAGAGAGAGTAATGAGGACTTACGATTTTAGAATTTTAATAACAAATGAACTTAAGAAAAAGTGTCCAAGAGTGTTCTTTAGACGAGCTCCGAAGGATGCTGTGTATCCTTATGTAGTTTATGATTTGCCTTCTGATGGTTATGTGGGAGCAGGTGATGATTATGGACTAGAAATTGACTTGTGGGATGATAAGCAAGATACAATGGATTTAGAAAATTTAGCTGACAGTATAGAAGGTGATGGAGATTTTTTAAATCCTACAGGGCTAAATCAATCGACGGTTTATTATAATGGTTGTTATGCTACTTTCTATAAAGAAAATAGATATCCTGTTCCTGATGAAGAGGAAAGCATAAATAGAATACAACTTAGATATAGAGCAAAAGTTTACTATGAATAGGAGGAATGAATAATGGGAGCAAATGACGTATTACTCGGTGATGGTGTCTTTAATATAAATGGTGTTGACGTGGCACTAACTAGGGGTGGTGGCAAGTTTGTAGTAGAAAGGGAATATAAAGAGATTGAAGCAGATGGAGATATGGGACCAGTAAAAGGGAGAATTAGAAAGATAAAAGCTGTAGCTAAGTTATCTATGAGTATATTAGAGATACTTACTACTAATATCCCTAAGTTTTACCCAGCACTAACACTTTCAAGTGATGCAACTAAGGATACAATAACACCAGGACAAGATATCCAGGATAGTGATTATCAAAACGTTGTAACATGGACAGGCAGAACTAAAGCAGGCAAGCCTGTTATAATCACAATCTATAATGCAATTAACTTGGAAAATATAGAATGGGAACTTAAAGATAAAGATGAGATTGTTCCGGAGCTAAACTATACTGCTACATATGCGGAAGGTGCAAGAACTGCGGAGCCTTGGAAGCTTGATTTTATTAAGAATTCTGACCCATTACCACCAGTTGCAACACTAATTGCGCCTCAGGCTGGTTCAAAGACACAGCTTGTTGTTATGTTTAATGAACCACTGGATCCGGCAGTATTTAATATAACAGATAGATTTAATCTATTAAGTAGCTTAACAAATGATGGTGTTGCTATTTCAATAGCTACACAAGCATCCTCTGTGGTTTGGTACAATAATGGAACACCAACGCCAATGGCAATTATAACTATTCCTGCAACTACTTTTGTGGCAGGAAAGTTAGTAAGGTTAAACTTTAAAGCTAATACAGTAAAAGATACAGCAGGCAATTATATTGCAGCAACTACTAATGTAGATTCAGTAGTTGTTGCATAATAGAATTAATAATTTTGAGTGCGTGTTATGCGCACTCTTTAAATTTTGGAGGATATGAATATGTTAAAAGGACAATGTTTTTTTCCACTATTGAAGCTTGTAAATAAGCTTGGAATAAAGGAAGATATAAGAAGTTTAATGGAAGATGTTTCAGGGAAATCACAAGAAGAAAAAGAGATAATTCAGAAGGAAAAGGGATATGACTTGATGTTTGTTTTCTTAGAAAAATTAGCAGGAGCAGAGAAGGAAACATTTGATTTTCTAAGTGTGTATTTAGAAAAATCTATTGAAGAAGTTAAACAGATGGATATTTTAGAGATTGGTGAAACATTTAAAAATTTATTCGCTGATGAAAAGTTTAAAGTTTTTTTTCAGAAAGCTATGAAGTTATAGATGAATACGAACTAAAAGATTTATTACTTCATAGATATAAAGATTTAGATTATATAATGAACCTTGAAATGGTTGAATTTTTAAAGCTAATAAGAAAAGCTTTAGAGAAAAGAGAAGAAGAAAGACTATGGGATATGTGGGTATCTGTGTATCCTAATATGGATAAAAAGAATTTTATTACATTTAGTGAGTTTTATGAAAAACAGAGAACTCAAAAGATAGTTAATACACAAAAGACTAAGGAAGAACTACTTTCAGAGGTTGAAGAAATAAGAAAAATGGCAGGAAGAAGGTGAGAAAATGGAAATCTTCAAGCTATTTGGTTCAATTCTTATTCGTGATGAAGAAGCTTTAAGAAGCCTTAATGGTGTAGATAATAGAGGTCAACAAGTGGGAAAAACCCTTGGTGATATGGTAGGGAAAGCTGCTAAATGGGGAGCAGGTATTGCAGCAGGAATTGGGACAGCA